TCATTCGTCTTTTTTGATTACCACTTCTTGTGGTCTCATCTGCTGGATAGCGCGACAGATGCAATATGGGATTACCGCCCATGCAACGCCCATTGCTGCACCAGCAGCCTGCTGAGGCGCACTAACAGCACCGAACACTCCGATAATTCCCTGCACAAACCCAATAACTCCGCAAATAATGCATACAACCCAGAGAAATTTCATTACCAAAACTCCTTTTATCAAAGAGTCACAATGATAACCCCATGAATTATTTAGTAAAGCATGATCGCAGGCACTCAGTGAATGCCGGGGGCGCTGATTAACGCAGCTTTGTTCAAACGAAGCGAAACCATTTCCATATCTCCTGTAATGAATCTTTTAAAGAGTCGCAATCTTTACGACTCACTAATGGGAAGACCTATTAGGCACTACAATAGATAACCTCAATTCGAGGCTATCTCCCTCAATGTATAAAAAAGGAGAAATTATGGAAGCGTCCAATGTCTTGGTTACAATTCTGTTTGCCCCTGCAACAGCAACGATACTGTGGTTTATTCTGAGCCTGATTCATTTCAGGCTTACTGGCGTTCCATTGGTATGACAACATTGCCATTACGATGGGTTTGTCCATGGTGATGGCAACAACAAATCCACTCGAAAGTGACCTTTGTGATGGCAATAAAAAACTGCCCAGAGGCGGTTAACTGAAACGTATGAATGAGCCATATGAAGCGGATGAGATGCTTATAAGACTTTCCATTCTGTTAATTATGACTGGATCTTCTTTTACTTCCTCATACCATCGGTTGACGGCTGCAATCATATCTCGGCAAAAAACATCGATTTGCAACTGAAGCTTTCCATCATAATGGTTTAAATGCACCAGATGACCTGAACCGGGAGGAGGTGTGAAATTGAATTTCATCATTCTCTTTTTGTTTTCCGGATCAACACCAGCATGAAGGCAAGAACAACGATACAACCAAAAATCTTGTGCATAGAATTTGCATTCTTCAAAACGACCAGCAGTGTATTCGCCCTCAATGTAACGGGTTACCCAGTCTCTATACCATTTCCCCGTTGTCTTCGGACTAATATCAGGTCGCTCTAAGCTTCTACAAATATCTGGCATAGCAAGCGCCATAAATAACGCTGCTAACCAATTTTCACTTTCAAGTGAAGCCTCAATTGAAGTTATGAACCTTTCCATAGATCACCTTTATCTTTTTAGGTGATTATTTATAGCATTATTACAGGCACTCAGTGAATGCCTGCTGTAATGTCGCGATCAGCCAATCAACAATTCTGGCTGCGTCACCTGCATGATGTGCTCATGCTCCAGTGCCAGGACGCGCTTTTCCTTCTTGCGTTCGTTCATTAAACGACTGCCGATCGTGCCTTTCAGCTTCGAGCGTGTTTCTTTGATGGCATAGCGGTGCTGCATTTCTTCGCCCATCGCCATGCGTCGGCTAAGTTGTTCGGACATCCAGTTGAATGCTGAGATATAACTCTCTTTGATTGCTGCAGCAGTTCTCCCAGTGAATCCCATCACAACCATGATCCAGCCATCTTTTGTCAGGCTGTACATCGGGCGAACCTTACCCTGCTCATCGATATAATCAGCCGACGCAAAATTGCGTTGGCCAAACTCACTCGAGCAATCGGACTTAACCTGCTCGATTTTCCTGAGCACATCGCCGTGTCGCTTGCCGAAGTACTTGGCAACTTTTCTGGAAGTGGTGACGACCTCTCCGTTTTTGGCTTGCACCATTTCGCGGAAGTCGAAGGCCGGAATAACTGACGGATTATTCATAGCGTTTTTACCTTTTAGAAAGATGAGCCTGTTCGCACAGAAAAGCCGCCCCGAGATGGTCGCCACCATATACGGCAGTTCTCAGGCTCAGCTTTCTGAAAGACTCGGGATTGTCATGCGCTGCGATGCGCGGTTTACTGCTGGTATAAAAAAGCCCCGCTATTGCGAGGCTATTTGTTAAGGTGACTTGCTTAGTTAATGCTTAAAAATTCCACAGCTTGTCTGATTTGCCTTGAATCCAGGTCTTCAATATCAGTTGCCACCAAATAGAAAGATGATTCGCCAGTAAGAGATGGAACGTTAGCTGTAATAATCTCTAATTCAACCTCAGTATCATCAGAAAGCATCCAGTTGATAGAGTTAAGTGCATCACCTACGTTGATAATCTCAGGTTTTTTACCTTTAAGAATTAAAATGACACTTTTCATATAATTTCTCTGTTGCATGACATTTCAAAACATTATCACAGGCATTCAGTGAATGCCTGCTGTAATGCCTTACTCTTCGACAGTTGCGCCTTCCGGCAACCCTACGCAGCCAAATACTGGCATCCCCGGAGAACGATCATCTTCCACCGCCGTCAGTTGAGATTCGGAAAACCAACGCTCAGTCGCGCAATTACCTGCTGCCTGGTAATAAATGTAGTATTGATTCTCACCAGTAACATGCTGGGATCGGGCCTGTACCTCGCCAAACTCATCACTAATACGCAGGTTCACCAACTGGCCCAGGCAGAATTTAAAATCTTTTGCTACAGGCAGAATTTGACAACCGTTTTGCTCTTTTTCCATCATTCTCTCTCTTTTGGTCTTCAAAAAGCCCCGCTATTGCGAGGCCGTAGTAATTTTATTTGGACAGTTGCGCTGAATGGACCGGTTATGCGTCAACACATCTTTCTTAGTCTGGCGGTCCATAACCTCAATGTCGTGCTCAGTGAGGTAGATTATGCTTACCCAGTCACAGGCCGTGTCCGTTACTTCAGGTTTTGCGGGTAAAGTTTTCGCGCAACTCACGGTCAACATCGTCATCAGGAAGATGATTAACAGTCTGCTGTACATCCCTGGCTCCTTTTGTTGTCTCTACCCGGCGTTCTGCAACGGCTTCAGTAGCTGCTGCACGTTCTTCAGTGCGTTGCTGGTCTGCTTTTGTTTCTGCGATATTGGTTCCGCGTGATTTACCCAGACCAAAAGTACCTGCAATTGCAGCCAGTACAGCAACAGCCAGGCCGATAATCATTTCAAGTCCCATAGCGACCTCATACCAGTGCGGCTCTTGCTTTGGCGTAGCGTGCACGACGGTCGTTAATACCGTTCTGTCCACCATTAATGATCTGAGTGATGCGAACCAGATCGCCGGAGTAGCTCAGGCATCCGCTGGTGGCGTAGAACCATGCAGCTGACCGTGCAGCGTTGATATCCTTTTCCAGCAACTCAGGATTACTGACTAAATCCAGTTTTAATCCCGTTCCGCAGCGGCGGTAATTATCAAGACCGGTAATCTGAATCAGCCCACGGCCACGATATTTCCACCCATCGCCTGATGCTTTGTTACCGAGGCGATTGCTGTACACCAGATTTGCAATGGCTGGCTGATTTGCTACCTGCCCTTTTTCTTTGTCACGCCCAAGCATATATGCCTGATAGTTCGTAATGCGGCGTCCAAAGGTGGTCAGCAGAGCGGCTGGGGTATAGTTGAAGCTCTCCACCAACGCAGAGAATCCCGCTGATTCATGTCCTGCCTGAGCGATAAACATTGCCTGGTCTTCAGGCTTAACAATGCCGAATTCTTTCATTGCAGCATCAATATGCGGAAACCAGCGCGTAGCTAACCCGGCGCTTACACCAGCCGCCTGTTGAAATTGTGATTGGTTCATTAATGCCTCAGCGTATCAACGAGACGCGCCACGTTCCCACGAGCCCATAACACGGCAGCGCAAATAAGAAAGTTTACGATGACCACCATCCAGTGTGACTCCTGGTAGAGGCCAAATAGGTATCGGAATGGAACGCTGGCATAAACCAGCACAACGAAGTACGCCAGCAATGATATAGCGGGGCGATGTCTTGCCCCTTCACGCTGGTAGAACATCAGGACAAGGACGATGACCGCACAAATACCTGCATTCACCATCGCTGACGGATCACTTGTTACCATTGCTGGCCCCTCCTCCACGGAATCGCGAAAGAATACTGAACAGGCTTCCCAAATCCTGACTGTTGAAAAATGTGAGCACTTTGATTGTCATCGCCGCCACTACAACAGCACCAAGTGCGTCTAATGGCCTGTCACTGTACCCGGTAGCTTGTGACAACTTTGAACCAACCAGGCCAGCAGCAAGAACGCCAACAATGAATGACGTCATGAAGTAAGCAATCAATCGTACTCGTGTGATATTTGCCGCTGTCGCTACATAAAATACTGCACCAGCGAATGCGCCAAATACCACGCCATAATCAATACCGGTTGCAAGACCAAATACGCTGGCTCCCATCAGTCCACCAGCCGCGACCGTAGTGCCAGAAACAGGATCGGACATTAAGCCCCCTCTTATTGCTGTGAGTCCTCTCAGAAGCGAGGGGAATAAAAAAGGCCACCCGAAGGTGGCCTTTAATGTGATTCTTTTGCTGAATTATTTCTAAGCGGTAGCGACTACAACCTTACTCAGGAAACCATCATTACTAAGAAGAATGGCTTTCTCGAACTGTTTTGCTTTAAACCACTGCAAATATTTTGTTGCCGTTGAGTTGGCAACACTAAACACTTTTCCGATGAGCATAAAGCTCAACACAACAGGTGCAATGTAAAGCAGGAATGGTAGATTGTTTGCCACCAGAGCCTTATCCATTACTTTTACTGACTCAGACACAGCCTGAAGCAATTCTTCATTTTCACATGCAAACAGCACCTTGGCATGTTTGTTAACTCTTTCTTTGATTTCAGGGTTTCGAGCAAAGTTGATTTCCGCTCTGATCTTGTTACCAATTGTTAACAGGTGAAGTCTGTTGATCGTGTTGTTTAAGCCGTCGTGGATAAGAACAGCTGCTTTCATGTCCTTAGGGCTAAGATTGCCTGAAATAATTTCATTTCGAACTTTATCACGAATTTCGAAGAGCTCATTCCTAAAAGAAAGCCTCAATGATGGCTGCAAAATCCTTTCGTAAATGAAATGAAATGCAGCAAAAGCACATAGCGTGAAAAACAACGCAGTGATCATGGTGCATCCTCCAATTTAATTGTTGTTACTGGTCACTCGTCCCGAGTGGCTGTGACGTTTTTTGTTGCTGCAGAGTTGTCTTCTCTTTTCCTATGCGTTCAGCCTCGCTGCTGAAATCCTTACGCATAATCCTAGCATGACCTGCCCATGCGATAAGTGCAAGTACAAAGAATATCCAACCAAGCATGTTCCAGTTTAGAAGAGATACCAGGATATCGTGAATAACGTCTGGAATTTTCTCATTTGGTACACGAGTAAGCAAGATAACGAGCACTACAAAGACACATAAAGGCAACATCTGCCCTGTAGACATAGCTCTGTTGACAATATCCCTGGTTGCATGCGCCCAAGTGATCTTTGTGATACTGCTTGGCTTGCCGCCAGTTCTCTTATGATTGCCACTCATATTGTTAGTTATAGTCACGTTTTGAAGGGTAATTAATCTTATCAAAATGTGATGATTAAATTCAAAGATTTACATCAATAAAATTTAGTTGCGGCAATAGGTTATAATTTAAAAGGAAAAACCCGCACGATGGCGGGTTTCTTTTTGTTCTGTTGCTCAGTTCGCTTTAACGTCCCGAGCTTAACACAATTTAAGCACTTCCCGCGCAACTATTCAAGTAGAATCTGTCGCTATTTGTGCCGAATGCGTCACACATTGGCTTGTATAGCATCGATTCTGCTACATTTAGCCAAACATCAATTCGACTTTCACAGGTTCGCAAACACCATTCAGGATGTTTTGCATTTAAGTCTCTGGCCATCGCCTTTTTGCTCAGGCGCTTGATATAACGATCTTCAATAAGAGCGTATAACTTCTTATGCCCTGACTGCACAAGGACACCGCTGAGTACAGCGTTGATGGCCAGCGCTTCTTCATCGGTACAGAACGCCAGGCCGCTTTTATTATTCCCTTCCTGAATCTCTTTGAAGAACGCTTCCAGTTCAGGTTTGCTGATACCTGCTTTCTTCATCCGGCGTAGTGCTTCGTTAATTGCCGTTTTGGTGATTTTCCCGGATGCAAGAAGCTGGTTAAACATGTTCCCACCACTACCACCGCCGATATAAGACCAACGGCCCCACATGCGCAACTTACCCTGTATCCAGATGCTTTCCAGAGTACGAAGACGAGCCATTTCACCAGATTTACCAACTTCAGAAGGATTAATCATTTAGCGTTCTCCACTTACGCCAGTACGCCGATTGCCAGCGCACGATCTATAACCCGAAACACCAGGACCAGCTGGTCACCGTATTTCGCTTCAAATGCCACAGGATCAGCATGCAACTCGTCGTGATGCTCTCTGCACAGAGGAATCACAAACAGGTCGTGTGCCTTTGTACCCATTCCACCCTGCCCGTGGCCAATCAGGTGGTGGGGGTCGTCAGCTTGCTTGTTACAGCAGACGCACGGCTGGGCCTTAACCCATCTCGTGTATTTCTCATTCACCCAGCGGCGACGCTTGGGTTTAAGCATGAAGGATTCCGGCGTTTCCGGGTCTACCTTCATTGCCACTATCTTTTTCGCTTTCTCCTGTACCAGTTGTTGAGATGGTAATGTCGGAACAATATCGCTTTCGCGTGTTACCGACTGGTGTAACTCTTTCTTCAGACGAAGAGCTTTATGCGCTACAGCTTCAGGTATCTCATCAGCCAGGTCGTTCCTGACCATCCACCAGCAAAACTCCGGCAGCGTCAGAATGTGGTCCTCACTGAAACCTAATTGGCCGTTTACAACCTTCAGTAGCCAGGATACCAGGTTTTCACGGGCTATACCCGCCAGACCTTCAGTGAACTGATCACGAATTTTTAAGTCACAGCCCCAGCACGTGCGGATTGAGCCAGGCGCATGCCGGGTGATGGTGTAGTTTCGATCATGCCACTCGCTGTGTGGGTACTGACATTCCAGTTTTCTTTCGAGCCAGGCATCCAGTGAATTCAGTCCACCAGCACGATGTATTACCTTCTGATTTTCGAAGACATCACGCATCAACGGATCGTTCTGAAGCTCCTGAGCTGTCTCAGGCAGCAGACCAGACGGTAACTCAGCCATAGACTCTGCCTGTGGCTCGATAAGAACACGCCCATGTCTGAACAGATGCATCAGTTCACTGCCTGGGCGAAATAACACTACCCCGGTCATCGGTGCCACTTCAGGTGTCAGTAATGCCCTCACGCTACATGCCCCTTAGCAATATGCTCTGCCCACAGACCACCAATCCAACGAACACCCTTGGCGGTGAAGCGGGACTGATTGAACGCGTAATTTGTCTGGTTTGTCGTGCCCGTCTTCACCTCGAAGCGCCCTGCTTCGATATGCTTGCTCTTTGGCGTGAGAACACGGTTAAGCCGGTACATGATGCCGTTCTCAATCAGGAACATCGCAAACTCTGGCTCTTTGGCGTTAAGCAGCTTGGCCACCTGTCGGAAAGTCATTGAACCAGTAGCCGTCACATACCGATCAACGAACTCGGCCTTCGGTGCCGCTACTGCCAGTTCTTCACTCAGGCGCTGTTTCTGTTCTGCCAGATCAGCAGCAAGGCGCAAAGCTTCAGGAAGTGACCGTGGAACAATCATTCCACCGCTGCTCTCCAGTTCCTGCCAACGGTCAACAAGTCTGGCGGTAAACTCCGGCGATAACTGGGCAACGATCACATAGCTGTCTCGTTTGTTCACTTCATAGTGATGGTAGGTCTGACCGTTCTGGGGATGGGTGTACTGCATTGCAGCATACCCCCCAATGACGCCGCTACTCATCAACCGTTCGATGGTCACACACACATTGCTATGCCGGGAATCCACCAGTGCGGAAATCTCACGACTGGACATTGTTATGTGCTCCCCAGGCATCGCAACGTGATGCGTCGGGCAATTCACTGTGATGTTCATCTGGTTCATACTCTTCTCCACTTAGGCGGCCGCACCCGCCGGTTGATATCTGTTGATCGTTATCTCTACCTTCCCCTTCGGTACCACTGGCCCCCACTCCACCAGCATCCGTTTAACCTGGCTGTCGTCCTCCCAAACGCCTGCATGCGTCAGCACGTCGAACAGCGCTTTGTTGTAATTGTCGATATCCCGGCGGCGTTGGTCTGGTGGGTACAGTGTGATCTCCACCGCCGCGTACTCTGACGATGGCTTTGGTAACTTGCGAAGCTGCTCGATAATGGCTGCACAAGCAGCGCTCTGGAATTCGCGGCCTTTCTGGCTGATCAGATGGCGTCCCTTTAACGGGCCGCTGTTTGGAGCTCGCCAGTATGTGTTTACGCTGGGCGGGAATGGCAGAACGAGTTTCATAATGCAGACTCCTTTGCTTCCAGCCAGGCAATAGCCTCATCACGAGCACCATCCGTTCCATCCAACAGCGCGCGAACGATAGAGATAGCGTCAGGGCCCTCATTCTCCCCCAGTATCGTTATCCCACGGGCGACGCCAGGAGCGACGGTGATATAGCCTTTTCGCTTTAGCGCGTTCACGTGGTCTGCCGCGGCGTTTGGTGAGGAACAACCGATAAGCCCAGCCAGTTCAAACATTGTCGGAGGGAAACCAACGCGGGCTTTGTAATCCCGGATTGCATTGAAAACATCCCTCTGACGCGGCGTTAACTCGTTCATAGTTCCTCTCCGAAACGGCCATTCATGCGACCGATAACACTGTTGAATTCAATGAGGCTTACCCCAAGCGGCGCGACCTGCTGATGATGTTTGCGCAGGATCGGCGGGCAGACTTTGTTCCATGCTGGTTTGGGTTTAACCCGCATCGCTGCTCGTAACTCTTCAGCACAACGGCGTGCTGCTGCGCGAACTGCGTTCTCATGCTCTGGTTTCACTCGATCACCTCCAGAACGGCAACCAAATCCTTAGTGATTTCGCGAGTGTTGCCTTTGCAGGAGATCGACCTCCGCGCAGGGATGGTGTGAAGTTTGAAACCATGTTGTTCGTATAGCTCTACGATGCGAGGAGCTATAGAGTTTGAGATAACGATGCTTGCGCCACGTTTATGGGCCGCGACACAGCACTCCACCAGCTCAACCTGGTTATCCCAGGTAAATCCACCAGCTGAGTAAGCGGTGAAGCCGCTGGTTCCCGGTAGCGGTTCGTATGGTGGATCGCAGTAAACAACATCCCCCTTCCCGGCCAGGCCAATCGTCCGACGGAAACTGGCAGTCATGAACACGCAGTTGTGAGCCATGTCAGTGAATGACTTGAGTTCCTTCTCCGGGAAGTAAGGCGCTTTGTACTTTCCCCAGCCCACGTTGAACTGGTGAGACAGGTTGTAACGCATCAGGCCGTTGAAACAGTGACGGTTCAGATGCAGGAACGCGGCAGCACGTTCGGCGGCGTCCAGAGTCTGACCATTGAACTCCTGACGGATCAGCTCGTAGTTTTCCGGCGTTCCCATCTGCTCGAACATCCAGCGTGCGCTGCTCTCGACGGTATCCGGTACCACCGTCAACATCTGGTACAGGTTGATCAGGTCAGGATTCACATCAGCCAGCAGGAAATTGGCGTGTCTATCGCTGTTGAGAAACACTGAGCCACCGCCGACGAACGGTTCTATCAGGCGCAGGCCACTAGGGATGTGCTGGAAAAGGTCACTCAACTGGGTGAACTTACCACCCGCCCACTTCAGGAATGGCTTGCTCATGATTACCCCCTGAATCCATCAGGAATGCGGGTATCACATTCGTATTTGGATTTGAAGCCTGCGGCTTCGCGTTCCCACTTCCCGTTCATCCAGGATGGGCGTCCAGCTGAATCCCATTTCTTGGCTTTCTCGAAATACTCAACGCAGTTCTCAGGAGCAAAGAGCGTCTTCGGACGCAGGTAATCCGACATTTTTGGGTCGTTCGCCCATTTCTCGTTCAGGTAATCGACCACCAGTATCAGGTCTTCAGGGCTGTAATCTTCAGCCAGGCGTCCACGGATATAACCCAAAGTGGATTTTGTTCTGCCACCCTTCCCGTAGTTTGAGTTCGTTACCCGATTGAAATGATCTAGGACCAGAGATTCTGAATCGACCTGGTCTGGTTGCCTCGCAACCGGACTAATAGGTTTTGAATTTACTTGTGGTTCTTGTTTTGATTTTACTGACGGATCCCCACCAGATTCTGACGGGTCAAAACCGCCTTTTTTGCTGGATTTCGACGCCTCAAATTTTGACGGGTCGGATTTTGATGCATCAGATTTTGACGGGTCAGATTTTGATGCGTCAGATTCTGACAGGTGAAAAAAAGCAGCCTCTCGCAACTTAACGACGTTAAGCTGATATACGTTCGATGCGTTACGGTTCCCATTACGGCGCTGCTTACGGGAAAGCCAGCCATCCTTCTCAAGCTGAGCAAGGGCCGTCCTTACCGTACTTTCTCCAGCACCGATTTGACGTGCGATCGTGCCAATAGACGGCCAGCTAACACCCTCATCACTACTGAAGTCGGCCAGACGCGCCATGATGGCAACGCTGGATAACTTCATGCCTGACGAAGCGCATGCATCCCATACGTAACCGGTTAATTTAGTGCTCATGGTCGTCCTTTAATTCTGTAAATTTACGCTGGAATTGTTCAAGAGGGCTGAAGCACTCATGATCGTACCCTTCGCGAAGGTATATAACGCGCTGTGTATCTGGCTACCAGCGGACAACTCTGACGGGAACTCCGTAGTGATCTCTGAACCGCCGGTTAACTTCAGCCATTCCTCGCGCCCCTTCTCGTTCATCTGAACAAATGCTTCTACCATCAAGTCTGCTGGCTGGTAGTTGCCTCCATCAGCCGCGTTATTTATGATTTCCACATAGCCGAACTGGGCATCTTTACCCACCAGCGGCAAACATCTGAATTGCTTAGCTGGTCTGAATCGGTTTACACTGTTCATGCGTTAGTTTCTCCACTGATACGACACGCCAAGGCGCCCGGAGCTGCACACTCGCGGGCGTCACCTTTTCTGCCTGTTGAAACGAATACGTCAATCGCCTGATCTGAAACACCAACCCCATAAAGCGCCATAAATCCCAGGAACCCGTGAATCTGGTGGCGGAGCTTCTTACTGAATAATTCTGAAAGCGTTTTGCGCTCTGATGAATCAATTACCCCATCAGCCGCTGCTGCCATCTTGGCATTAGCCAGCTCACCAGATGCTGCTGCCGCTTTCATCTCAATGCTGTACAGCTCAACGTTATCCAGGCTCTCAGCAGTTGGAACATCCACCAGCCATTTCCCTTTGCGGTTCGCCTGGTACTCGGCCAAGTAACAAGAACCAGACAGGTCCTCCATCCGTTCCAGTTCTGCCAAGGTAAAGAACCGACTGCCACACTTCTGGTACAGGTGGTTGTGGAACTGGTCGATAGTCATCCCTAAATCGGAAGCCATACCTAAGCGACCATGCTTGTGTGCCTTACACATCAGGCGGATTGCTGTATTTATGCTGTCTACCATGTTGATTTCCCTCTGGTAGTTAATAATCAACTTAAAGTTGACTATTGTTGTTAGCGGAAGGTATGCCGTCATTTTTGTTCGGATAAATATCAGGTCGTAATTGATGGGGAGTTACTACCCATCCGCCCCATTGGCAGAGTTGAATAACTCTTTCAGAAGGTACTCGGTTCTTTGCAATCCAGTTCGCAACAGATTGAACTGATTGGAATTCAAACCGCCTTGATACCTCTGAAATCGACCCGATCGCCTTCACAGCTTTAGCTGTTACATTCTTGTGTTGAGATGACATGTGTTCTCCTATGACTAAGCCTGCATCAATACTACTTATAGTAGCAATTATTAGCAACTTAAAATAGAAATGACAACTATGCCTTGTGCGCTTAATCTTCTACTTATGGTGGAAAATGCTAAATACAAAGACTTTGCCGAAAGGCTAAACAGGTCTCTCCAAGAGCAATCTATTGGAGTTAAAGAATTGTCAGAGTTCAGTGGTGTCTCGTATGAGATGGCGCGGCGCTACACTCTTGGTACTGCAAAGCCGAGAGATGAGAAGATGATTCGAATTGCAGAAAGACTTGCCGTCTCACCGGCTTATCTTGATTATGGTGTGCCTGTTAATGGTGGCGACGCGCCAGCCAAAGGCACGGTCAGAATAGAGCAATTGGATGTTCATGCTTCAGCCGGTTCCGGATATATAAACCAACCATTCCCTACAATAGTGAGCTCAATAGAGATTCCAGAAGAGAGGATCTTCGAGTTGTTTGGTCGTAGAAGCCTTGATGGCATCGTCATGATAAATGTTGATGGCGATAGCATGATGCCCACGCTTTGCCCAAAGGACCTGCTTTTCATAGACAGCAAGGTTGAACAATTCAGCGGCGACGGCGTTTATGTGTTCAATTTTGAAGACAGTACGTTCGTTAAACGTTTGCAGAAGGTAAAAGGGCGCCGACTGGCAGTTCTTTCAGACAATGAACATTACCCGCCCTTCTTCATAGAGGAGCATGAAATGAATGAACTATACATATTCGGCAAGCTAATCAGATGCTTACCTCTAAAAATGATAGAGTTTGGCTAATAATTAATTCATCAAGAAACCGGCGAAAGCCGGTTTTTTTACGCCTCCAATTCCTCACCTCATAACACTACACTACTAAAAATTTCATTTTTCTACTTTTTGTTGTTGCAATCATCTACTTAAAGTAGCTATAGTCATTGCATCGAAAGCGAACAGGCAGGACGCCCACGAAGTAGCCGCCGGTGGCGTATGAATGACCGGATGATTCGCAGGCAACAAAAAAGCGCCCATAGGACGCTTCGCTCTTTAACAATCTGGATTCCCCAACAATGTTCCCCCCATAGATGGAGTGAACTTTATGAGTAATAGCGAACCAACAATCATCGCAAATGGTTGTTCAGACGAGCAGATAGTTCAATGGATGAGAAAAAAGCTGGCTGCGATTGACCAGCTTTCAGAATTGCAGGGATACCGGCAGGAATCACAATCCTTAATAGCCGAGCACGATGGCATGATTAGTTGTCTATCGCTGGACGCCACCTTAAATATCGAGCGGCAAGTTCAGGATCCCATTCCTCATCAATAAAATCTTCAAAGTGATTAATCATCGAGTCCCAGTAGCGGTGATCAAGGAAGGCTTTTGTGTCATCGGTGGAATTTTGATAGGTAAGCTCATCCTGAATTGCAAGTAGTAAATCAGTAAATGTTAACTCGCGGATTTGTTCTGGCGTCCAGTGGTACTTAACCAATATCAGGTGTTCAAGCCCGAGCTTTCCAGAAAGGTTATTAAAAGGGGTAGCGTATTTTTTACGGTGCTCAAATAACCTGGCATCAAGCAACGTCAAAAATGTTGCTCTCGATTCGACTTTATTTATTTCATGTGCGTCAACCAAGCCACTGATCTTAATCCCACGAGTGCTGGCAATCTTTTCCTGATGCTCAAGAAATAGACTGTATAGATTCTTGTTCATACATTTTCCTTTGCATTGTTGGGGATATCCAGATTAACCGAATCCTTGTTGTTGGGGAATAGCAGGATCCACCGAGCCTGATGTGGTGAAAAAGACAGGCATACAACATGAAAGCGCACTCCTTTCTACCAGTTATGGGTGACAGGTGTGAAACAAACGTGGAGTGCGCTTCCAGTTGTGGCATTAGCTCAGTTGGATAGAGCAACGGCCTTCTAAGCCGTGGGTCGCAGGTTCGAATCCTGCATGCTGCACCAGAATCACGTAGCAAGCGTGGTACCAGGAAGTAAGAAAGCTGTGTGGAGTCTTGGCGGTACCAGTACCAACCTTTGAAGTCCCTGGTACCGCCCTTTTTACTCAACTGAAAGCGCGTTCTGTCCCTTGTCATTAAGTGCCAGTTCGTTAAATCCAAAACCAGCGGAACGCGCTTTCAATTGAGTGGAGAAACTAAGCGGCGATTGCAGTCGCCCGTTTCACTAAGTGCCTCTTGATGGGGCATTTACTGAAACGAACCTAAAACTTTTATTCGCCTTTTGGCGAGGGATTCGTGCAACCAAAATTCAGCGCCGTGCAGGGCGCATATAACACGGAGAAACTAACCATGACGACCACACAGAACGTCACTGAGTTACAACCACGTATGACCAGAGAGCAACTGATCGATGCAGCCCGTAAAGCGGCCCCCCTCCTTCCAGTTGCTTACCGTGGGATCATGACAGAACTGGCTAACCGCCTTGATATCGTCAGCGTGGCGCTATGCGAGTCAATGGAACAGCGTAAAACACTGGCCATCGAGAACACCGTATTACGCGATGACGTTGTCTGCTGGGCAAAAGAATGCGATCGCATTGTTGAACGACACACAAAAACACGCAGCAACATGCACCTTCTGGAAGCCCAGCGCGAACTGCGTGAGTTAACTCCGGTAACAAATGTTGTGATGAATGAAGGGGCTAAGTGATGGCCGCCAACTCATTCAAACAGATGTCCCGTGACGGGACCATCAAGCGCACCGATACCGGGATGTTTATCAGCCTTGAACATATCCACGTGCGTGAAGGTTTCAACAAGCGTGAAGACGACGAACGCACCAGACAGGCAGATGACGACCTGTTTAACTATCTGATGAACGGTGGCACCGTTCCTCCGCTGGAGGTTATCGCACGTGATGAAGGTGGTGTGTGGGTTGTTGAAGGTCACCGCCGCCGTCGCTGCTACGCACGTTGTGCTGAAGCTGGTAAGCCAGTTGACCGCATTCATATCATGCCGTTCAACGGTAACGATGTGCAGCGTCTGGCTCGCATCATGACCAGTAATAACCAACTTCCCCTTTCTGATATCGAACAGGCGGCTGTTATTCAGGAGCTTCATAACGCTTTCAACCAGACCACCAGCGAGATTGCAAAGCTGGTCAATAAGTCTGTAGCGACCGTTGAGAAGTTGCTCACTCTGAGTACCGCTAATTATGACGTTCAGCAGGAAGTTAAATCTGGTGCCGTGTCTGTTGATGTTGCTGTTGACCGCGTTCGTGAGTTTGGCGAACAGGCTGGTGAGGTTCTCCAGCACGATAAAGCAGTAGCCGCAGCCCAGGGGAAAACAAAAGTAACGCGCAGTTCTATCGCTCCGGAACTCAACATTAAAAGCGCTCGCCGTTTCGTGGAGTTAATGGCCATGGCGACGATCAGCGATGAAGGCGTGTTCACTTTACAAGGCACGGCACTGGCTGAAGCTCTGGCAATCATCGACGAACACAAAACCATTGCTGAAGCTCGCGAAACATATCGCCTTTCACAGCCAATCCCTACGACAGAGATTATCGGGAAAGTGCTGTATGTGAAGCTGGACGGTAAGGAAATAGGCTCAGCAATAATTTATCGCGGTAAAAACGTCACCCTGGATTTAGGCGATAAAAAAATAATCGCCAGCCAGTCAAAGGCTGTCGCCCACTTCGTTAAACAACACAAACTTCAGCAGGTACACACCAATGCAAACGATCAATAACCGTATGACAGAAACTCAAATTGTTGATCTCTTCAGCCTGGCGGTTCAGTTGCAGGTTAAAGCTGAAGAATCAGAAGATCGTGATACTGCCATTTTGGCCTACTCAATTCAAAACGCCTGCTCAAATTTAACGGAATCCCAACGCGAGTTCCGTGCAGCAGACGCGACTATTCACAATCTGGAACTGAAGCTCACAGACATGGCAGTACAGCTCGCTAACGCCGAGAGCAAGTGCAGGGAGCTGGCGGCTGAGAATGTAACGCTGAATGACAAAATGAATAAGCTCGCAACCTGGCCTGGTATCGAGTTCTATTCGTCTGCATGGGAGTTCTGCAATCTTGATGGGAACGATGCGCTTGAGTTCATGTGCGATGTCAAAACCCCAGCCACCGACACTTTCCTGGCTGAAGTGCGGGCGCAGGGTGTGGAGATGTACGCAGAGCATTTGACCCGTAAAGCCATCGCAAGCGGAGAGAATAAAAATCATGCCTACGCATACTTAGCTGCTAACTTCGCCGCCCAACTTCGCCAAGGAGCCAAATCATGAATAACAAAATTGTAGCGATACCAGTTGAACGCGACCAATACGGTTACTGGACCCACCCGCTTTACGACGCATTCTGCGACGGGCGTGAATTTATCTCGCCTGATGAGTTCAATGTCTGGCTGAAAGAAAACGGTCTGGAATGGAAAATCGCTTACCGCGATGAAGATGATTTTGACCCTGAAGTTGATGGATACGATATCTCAACGTGGCAACCTGAACCCCCTGCAGGTGATGGCTGGTTTGTTGGTTCCATCCATGACACCGAAGATGGAGCAGTATGCATCTGGTTACGCGAGGAGGCCGCCCAATGACAGCGCTCAACAAACAGGCGCTGCGTGTTCCTGAGCGCAAAAGACATGACTGGAGTCAGGCGGTAATGCGCGATTGCGATTTCTGCGACCAATGGTCACTCACTGTTAAGCATGAAAATAGCGGATGCATATGCGCTATTTGTTGCGATGCCGAATACACATCGGAACTGAAGTGCGCACTTGAATCTGCGATTGACCGCGCTGAGGCAGCAGAGAAGCGCATAGCAGAACTGGAGGCGCGGGATAAGCCTAAATTTGTGAAGTGCTGGTCATGCAAACATGACATCGAGGTATTGGCGATAGTTGATTGTGATGGATATTGCCCTCGCTGCGCTGCTCCAATTGACCTCGATGACGAACCATGCGCTGGCATTGGCGTGAAGGGGGATTGAGATATGTGGCGAGGAACGAATCGCGGCGGTAGCCAGATGATACTCACTGCCTATGAATACGACCCGGAAAACAAAAAATCAAAGTCGGTTTACCTGCTACGGCATCACAGCAAAGTTAAGCAGACCACGCTTGAGCAAAAGCTTGTTGTTGAGAACGATGCGTTTGGTCGGTTTAAACCGATGGTCGAGCTTGCCGACTTTCCCGAAAGATTAAGCGAGCGAGAAGCGATGCTGAAGCTGGCCGACTGGCTTCATCGGCTTGGTGTGGCAATTGAAGATAACTGGAGTACACCATGACAACAAACAAACTAACAGACGAGCTTGTTGAAGATTCTGAGCTTCAGATGCTTATCGACAGCCACGAAAAAGGCACGGCGATGTTTATGCGGGTAGATTCTTATTATCTGATGGCTAAGGAGCTACAGGAACGCCGAAAGGCTGATAGCGAACGCAAGCAAGTTCGCAGCGCCCACGCCGAGTGGTCACAGGCTACTTTCGGCGATGTCGGTCCAGTTGGTCCTCTGAAGCACCTTTCCAAAGAAGCGCTCGAGGCTGCTGCTGAACCCGGCGACCTTAGCGAATGGGCTGACATGCAATTCCTGTTATGGGATGCGCAACGTCGTGCCGGTATCAGTGACGAGCAGATTACCCAGGCGATGGTAAAAAAGCTCGTAGTAAACAAGCAACGCGAATGGCCTGAGCCGAAAGACGGAGAACCGCGACTGCATATCAAAGAGAAATCAGAACTGATGCTTCCGGAAATTGAATGCGATATCTGCGGGCATGTATCTACTGACTCAGAGGGGCGGCACTACTGCTGCGAGGATAATAGTAATGATTGATAAATACCGTTTGGAGGATATGCGGCGCGAAAGCGGTGAAAAGGGAGAGCTTGCCCGGTGGGTTATTCAACTCCAAGCTGACCTTGATAGAGAAATAAGAAAGAGCGCTAGCGAAAGGGCTATGCTATCGCGCCTGGCAGTGATAATGCACGGCTCTGAAACAGATTTAAACCTGCTAACGGTAACGGCTCAATCGCTGATGGATCGTTGCAAGGCAGGCAACTCTCCGGTTATTCCGGATGGTTCAACCTGTGAATACTGCGGTGGCACAGGTTATTTCCGCTGGCAGCAATCAGAAAATATGTGTCCTTGCCCATGTGTGGGATGCGACCAGCCAACAGCACCGAAGCCGCGATCTGGCAGAAGTTGATTCCGACCACCAGCAGTGAGCTTTAATTTCCCCTGGGTGCAGCCAGGGTAATGGATAAATAACCATGAGCAATATTTTCCAGTTAGCCCCCAACGAGTGGGTTTGTGAAAGCGTTCTTATCGCGGTTACCGGGCTCAAACCCGGTACCATCCTCCGAGCCAGAAAAGAATGCTGGATGGTTGGGAGGGAGTATATCCACGTATCGCCTGACGGGAATCCTAAACCTTCCAGTGAGTGCATGTATAACAGAAAGGCTGTAGATGCCTGGGTCGCTTCAATGAAAAGCAAGCAGCCAGGGTGATTTGACGCCATGAAAAAGGTAAGCTCGTATCGCTCTTGGGCGTCTGGAGGTAACACCAATGGATAAAGCCACATATCCAACAGGCGTCGAAAACCACGGTGGCACTTTACGCATCTGGTTTAATTTTAAAGGTAAGCGTGTCAGGGAAAGTCTTGGTGTCCCTGACACCGCTAAGAACAGGAAGATAGCCGGGGAACTGCGGACATCAGTATGTTTTGCCATCCGCACAGGAACCTTTGATTATGCAACCCAGTTTCCTGACTCCCCTAACCTCAAGGCTTTTGGTGTAAGTAAAAAAGACATTACAGTGAAAGAACTTGAAGAAAAATGGCTGGATCTGAAACGGATGGAAATCTGCGCGAACGCATTCAATCGCTATGAGTCTGTCGCAAGGAATATGGTGCCGAGGATCGGAGGTAATCGCCTGGCGTCAGCAGTAACCAAAGAGGAATTGCTGTATCTCAGGAAAGATTTGCTAACTGGTTACCAGAATCCGACGAAAAACAAATCCCCGGCAAAAGGGCGAAGCGTTGTTACTGTGAACTATTACATGACGACAATGGCCGGAATGTTTCAGTTTGCTGCGGATCACGGTTACTTAGAGGTGAACCCATTCGAGGGAATTAAGCCTCTAAAAAAAGCCAGGGCAGAACCAGATCCTCTTTCTCGTGATGAATTTATTCGCCTGATAGATGCATGCCGGCATCAGCAGACGAAAAACCTGTGGTCATTAGCAGTGTACACAGGAATGCGTCACGGGGAACTGGTCTCCCTAGCTTGGGAAGATATCGACCTGAAGGCGGGTACAATTACCGTCAGGCGTAATTATACGAAACTTGGTGAGTTCACTCTACCGAAAACCGAGGCAAGCACAGATCGAGTGGTGCATCTTATCCAGCCCGCAATCAGTATCCTGAAAAATCAGGCTGAAATGACAAGGCTGGGCAGGCAACATCACATTGAAGTTCAGTTACGTGAGTATGGCCGTTCGGTGAACCATGAGTGTACATTCGTCTTTAACCCGCATATGGTCAGACGCAGTAAGCAGGTCGGATTTATCTACCGGGTCGATTCAGTAGGCGACTCCTGGGAAGCGGCACTAAAGCGCGCGGGGATCAGACACAGAAAGGCGTACCAGTCACGACATACCTATGCGTGCTGGTCATTATCTGCTGGTGCAAACCCGAGTTTTATTGCCAGTCAAATGGGGCATGCGAGCGCGCAGATGGTGTTCAATGTTTACGGTGCATGGATGGCTGACAGCAGCGCAGAGCAGATCGCAATGCTGAATCAGAAGCTGGCAGATTTTGCCCCATTGATGCCCCATAGCCACGAGAGCAGTACGGGAGGATTATTAAAATCAGTAAGTTAA